TGAGCAGGTTTTGCTGCCATGCTCTCAATTCTAGTTGTTTCTGACATCCTAGATTGTAAAAATCACCGTGTTCACGGTAATTCTTCTCTGCTTTCTTATTGCTTCCCGATTCTGAGGGCTTAGACCACCCCATACCCCATGGACCTCGTGCTGTATACCCCACTCAGCGCAGTCAGCGACGTGTATGCACGAGCCACACACTTGTCTTGCTGCGTTGTAGTCCCCAAGTATTTTTGTCTTAGGTCTTACATCATCTCTATCTTCTGAATAAAATAACTCAACTCCAATTTCGGCGCATAGTGGTTGTTCAAATTCCCAAGGTTTTTTTGACACTTTCAACCTTCCCCGTTATCAAGTTTTAGTTCTTTTTGTTCTCTAGCGCTCCCACTTCATAGCCGCAGCCTGCATAGCCAGCAATATCAATCCAAGTGTCTGGTTGGTATCCTGATTTAGAAGCATAACGTGCAACTTTCAAACCTACCATCATCATTGCTACATCTTCATTTGAGATAGGTATTCCTAAAATAACAGACCAAATTTTTGCTGTGCGCTCAAAATTATTTTCTGGAGCGCCATATTGTTTATTTCTATCACTAGAAATAATTTTTGCTGCTTCTCGCAAAGCCTCTACACGAAGCGGATTTTGCTCTGCCGAAGGTTGTTGATTATCTGTTGTCATTTTTTATCCTTGCTGTGACTAGAGCCTTGTACTTTCCTTTTCCTTCTTCTAATTCTTCAACATTTATTTCGTAGTTGAGACTGTTAGGAGAAGTTGGCTTAGAGTACTCTGAAATCTTATCTTCAGCACGCATAATAATCTCTTCATGGCTATCACCGATAACAGAAAAAGAATAAGTAGTGCTTCTCATTAGACAAGTTTCTCCAAATTCTCTGGTTTGAAGTGTGTTCCATCAAGAACTGGGAGTTTGTCGTCGTTGCTCTTCATAATAATGTCACCATAGCGAACACCAACAACTTTACCTCTTCGCCCATTGAGTTTTTCTTTTCCGCTGCCTGAGTCAAAAGCATTAAACTTTACTCGTACAATTTCAGTTACTTTAATTGCTCCTGCTTGTACTGGAATCCAAGTTTCGTTTTTGTTCTCTTTTATGAGTGCGTGACCAAGAGCGAGTTTTCCAAACACCTCAACAATCTCGGCAGCATTTTTGCTATCTTTGTCCTTGAGACTGTTCCAAGTTTCAAGGAGTTGTAAAACAGAATTTGCAACTGCTTTTCTTGTTTTGTTCTGTGCCAATTGTTCTTTTACCCAATCAGGTTTAGCGTCTGACATATTTCCTCCTTCTATGCGTAGGTTTTTTGGAGCAACACATTGCCCAAATCTTCTTTTACAGATGCCCAGTTTGGCAAGTTGTTAATATAAACTTCTTTTTGTACTTTTGCTGTGTCTAATCTTTCCTCTGGGCTCATTTCTTCAACAGAAGCAGGAAGTAAAGACCAATCTGCTCCCATGTATGAGGTGTGGCGCCAATCAGTTACTACTGGAACTCCAACAAACAAGGCTTGGGACAGGCTTGGCATCCACCAAGGGTTTCCGTCCTTATATGTGCTTACAAGGGCTCCTAGTGACCCGCTGAGGCGTTCTAATATGGCTTTATTGCCTTCCCACTTGGTTTCCCTGTAACTCATTGTGGGCTGAACTAAGTTCTCCATCACCATTTGAGACCACTTTGTCTTGACATTATCAATACACCAGTACTCTCCATCAACAGGATATGTTCGGTCTTGTTGAATTTCTAAAAGGTAAGAATCTGGTGAAACTAAAAACAATTTGTTCTTGTCTATGTTCGGGATGTACTTAGATATAACTTCGTGGGATACCCAAGGGTAGGAAGGAACTATAACTCTAGGCCAGGCTTCTGTGTAAAGTTTGTTTATCGCAGTTATAACATTTGCGTAGTTGTTTTGTTCTAATACTAAGTTGTATTCCCTCTTCTTTGAATAAAAGCCTTTTACTAATGATTCAGGGTTTTTATAAATATCGCGTAAGCCACCATAAATTTTATGTGGGTCTGGGGTGTCAATAAATAAAGAGAGGTTTCCTAATTCTAAACAATGCTTTATAACGGAAAGCGCACCGTAAATTCTGTGAGAAGTTACATTTGTTGGGGAAGATAAGCCAACTAATACTGAGTCAAACTGAGATAAGTAGTCTTTGGTTAGTTTTACAGATGGACTATCCCAAACAATTTCACAGCCCAACTCTGTCAGAGCAGAAGAAACAATTCCAGCAAAAGAAGAATTCTTTTCATTTGCATACTTGGATGCGTGTGCTGCTGTACATCCAGTAATAAAAACTTTCATTTCAGTCCTTTTATAGAGGACTACTAGGTGCTGCGTACTTCCCCAAGCCACAGCACCTAGTAATCACATTTGTTAGAACGGTGCTGCTGGAGCCGCTGCTGGCGCTGGAGCAGGTGCTGGTGCAGGTGCTGGCGCTGGAGCAGGTGCTGGTGCAGCAGCAGTGGCTGTTACTGCCGATGCTGTTGCTGAAGTAAGAACTGCTGGGTAGTAGTTCTTGATTTCGTTCTTCTTTTGTCCTTGCCAAGTGCGTGTACCGACTTGTGCACGGAAACGACGACCAACAAGAATTTGCTCAATCTGAGCATTTGTTGGTTGCGGTTGCTGCAAGAAATATTCACGAGGCAAACCAAGAGCGTGCATCTTCTTGAAGAAGATACCTAGTGCTGCTTGACTGTCTGGAGATACAACTAAGTTGTCCCAAACAAGGCGCTTGTTGTGAGCACCGCCCTCAACTTGTGCCTTGACTGCGAACATTGTTTTGCCGCTTTGTGAAACCTTAGCGGTTGCTTCTAGCACCACAAGGTCATAGTCGCCGTCTGGAAGAGCATCATACGTTCCAGTTTCGCCGGCTTCTTTGATGAGGTCACTCCAATTGAGAGTACTCACGCTGTTACCTCTTTCTTAGTAGTTGTTGTTGCTGTTTGTCTTGGACCAAAAATGATGTCAAGCATTCGGTCTATAGACAAATTCTCTTGTTCAACGATAGCGCCGAGGCGTCCTTGGACACGCTCACCTGCTTCGTATTCATGTGTTCGTTCTACATACATACGACGAACTTTTTGTGGTGGCTGCATTGGGTCAATACTCTGAAGAGTTTCAACATTCAAAGCACCAAGAATGTCATAGAAGTAAGGTGCTTGGATTGCCAACTGTCCTTGTAGATAAGGGCGATGACGTCCATCTTGGCTTGTTCGTGACATAGCCGTTAGCACTACTGCTTCTAGTGGATTTGTTGGGTGCATAGTCAAATCGCGGAGGTCGCGTAGAAGACCGCCCATGTGACGAAGTAATTCGCCCCACTGCTGCATCTTCATTTGCTCAGTTCCAGCAATTGAATCCATACACTTAACTTGTAGTTCAGAGATTGAATCAATAATCAAACTCTTGAAATGATGGCGACCTAGTTGTAGCCATTGATATGTCTTGATAACTGTATCGTAGTCACGAACAGTAACTACAACTGTGTCCCAAGTTCCATCTGCGATTGGTGGTTCCTCACGCAGTGGGTCCCAATACTTGACAACGATAGGCAGGAATCGGTGTCCGCCTTCGACGTCAAGCATAAGACGAGGGTATGGAGCGGTTACAGCAAAAGTTGATTTACCAACCTTGCTCTCCCCATAAACCATAACCGTTAGAGAGCGTTGAATTTCGCTCATTGTCACTCGCTTCCTGTTTTGTCTGTGTCATAGTAGGCATAAGGGTCTACTTCCTCAAACATCTCGCTAAGTGCTTGTTCAACGGCGCTTCCGTCGTCAAACATTGGGCATATAGCAAAGAATGGACATTTCCACTTGCAATCTCTACTTGGTCGTGGATATGCCAAGAACGCTGGATTTCCTCCTGCGTCCAATTCTGTTTTTGTTCTCATCAAATCTGTAATTGTTCCGTGGATTCTATTCCAAAAAGAACGCAATGTAAAAACATTGTGTCTAATCTCAACGTGTTCGTAGAAAGGTGGCTTTGCTGCCGCAGTACGACGAACTTTCTTCAACAATGTAAAGATTCCACCTTCTGAGCGTTCTTTCTCGTCAAATTTTGTTGATTCAAGAAGCATATAAGTAAGAACTTGTTCATTCATATGAGCCATGCTGGCAAACTCCGATAGAGAGCCACCAACAGTTTTGAAGTCACGAAACATACGAACTCCGTCAGCCTTGCGACGAACACGCATATCAAGTTTGCCTTGAAGTTCAACTTCTCCATTGAACAGTGGAGCAATAATTTTTTCTTCAGTTGAAATCATTTCTAATTCAGCATCAATGCCGTTTTCTGCTACCCATTGTTCGTAGCCTTCCAACATAATGCGACCAAGTTCTGCTTCTGTTTCAAGTTCGTAAACATCTCTAAAGTCAGCCAAAAGAAGTTGTTTATCTTTTTCTACCAGTTCAGCATGAGCCTTGAGCAAAGGAGTTCCCGCTGAGTAGTGAGCATCTAGCGCTGCGTGGATACGACTTCCAAGTGCTAGTGCGCCAGTCATATCTTTTTGCTTTGGTTGTAGACGGCGGTAGTACTGAAGCCACCAACGTCTGCGACAATCTTTAAAAGTTTGAATCTCTGAGTTAGAGAGTCTGTATGGTGTTGTCATAGATTTCCCGCCCTGTCATCTTGTAGAAGCCTTAGTAGTTGGTCTTTATCGCGGACAATTTGTTCAAAGTTGTCTGCCTTAGTTTCAAGAACTTGAATAACTCGTTCTTCAATAGTTCCTTCTGTTACATAATCTGTAATCACAATTGAATCGTGAATTTCGCTACCAATACGATGTACGCGGTCAAGAACTTGTTTGTGGTCTACTAAAGACCAAGGACGTTGTAGCATCACTAATCTGCGTGCTGCTGTAAGAGTAATACCAACACCCCCCGCCTGTGCTGTAAAGAGAATCCAGCGTATAGCGCCAGACTGGAAGTCGTCAATAGCCTTCTGTCTTTCATCTTCAGTTTGGTCGCCAGTAATCAACCCATGAGGAATCTTGCTTTTTGTAAGTTCTGCGCTAAGAAGATTGATAAGTTGCTTTGATACAGCGCATACTGCTACAGAGTCATCACCAAAGTCACCATTGTCAATATCATCCATAAGCGCTTCAACTTTACAAGATGGCATATCAAGAATCGCTTTGGACTCTCCAGTTGCTTCATCAACATCTAAAGTTGCGTAAGAACTAGCAAACTGTAAAAGTCTTATTGTTTGAGTCAAGATGCTTGGAGCAGTCAAAGTCTCACCTGACTCAAGTTCAGCAATCATCAACTCTCGCATTTGGTCATATGCCTTCTTTTGCTTGGTAGACATCTCAACATCTCTGCGTTCATTTATTACTGGAGGCAGGTGCGGAAGTACAACTTTTTTGAGCATACGACGCATTACTGGATTTACTGATTTATAAAACTCGTCTTGCATTGTTGGCTTTACACCAATAACCATCATTCCACCAAAAGCGTTGAGCATTGTGTCAACCATTCGGTCTATCCATTTAGTTTTGCTAGGCCAGTCTTTTGGAGAAATCCAATGAAGAATTGACCATAGGTCAACAACGTTGTTAGCAATAGGAGTTCCTGTCAGAGCA